TCTATCACGGAGTAAAAGAAGTCGCGGGAGGGCCAATCTATCGCATCGGAGCCGCGCTGTTGGATCTGGAGCAACCCCGCCGGCTAGTTGCACGCACGCGCCGGTGGCTGCTAAGTCCTGAAGAGGACTACGAACGGATCGGCGACGCCTCTAATGTGGTCTTCTCGTGTGGCGGGATCGTCAGGAACGGAAAGCTCTGGATGTATTACGGCGCAGCGGATTCCTCAATCTGCCTTGCAACCGTTGCGATTTCGGAGATTCTGTCCGCGATCAAAGGTGGCCATTCGACTGAGAAGAACTCGTAGGTCCTGTGCAGACCCCGTATTGTATCAAAACTCAACCGTGCCTGAAACGCCCGTGGCCGGATTCGGGGCCAAAGAGTTCCGCCACCTGCTCATCCCACCGCACCGGCCACGGCTTCATGAGCCTGTCCAGTGTCAAGCCCCTCCGGCTCGTCGCCATGGAAGCAGAGACGCGGCATAAGCTCATACTGCCTGACGACAGAAACATGGCGCTGGGGTCACGAGCGCAGCAACCCTGCCCCCAGTCGCTGTTCATCCTGTTGCGACGCACTGGAAGGCCTGAACCTCGCAGTGCGCACGGCTTTACTTGCAGGGGCCTTTCTTGCCGCCCTTACCGCGGCCGGCGCCTTTGCCCGGGGCTCGGCCTTTGCCTTTGCCACGGCCTTGACCATCTTGCGGCCCTTTCCCCCCAGTTGGGGGGCCTTTGCCATCTCGCTTCGGCATCCGAATCTCCTTCCAAGAGTGCACAACATCAGCTAGCCGACATTTCCCATTTGGCCTTGCCCGGCACCACTGCCGGGCTCTTCAGATACCAATATGACACCTTCCCATAGGACAATCGGCCTCGTTTCGCCAGACGCCCCCGCGATCCGCCCCGAAGATGGGCCGAAAGCCTTGTTCACGAACGACCAAAGCGGCATTCGCGGCCCATGGGCGCAGCACGACACCGCAGAACCTTCCAGCAGCAGCAAGTTGACCACTGTCAGTTAACCTGTGCTAGCCTAGTTCCGGTTTTGAGTCAATAGCGTCTCCGGCGGCCCTCCGCTCGCTGCCTCCCCCACAGTATGGGCTACGGCCTCATCACCCTGCCGAGCGTCAGCCCGTCCGGCTCGTCGCCCCGCACGATGACTTCCACAATGGCGGGCGCCAGGCTGGCCAGGGGGAGGGTGCGGGCGACATGCAAGCGGCCCCTCATCATTTCTCTTTGGCGAACACCAGCTTGTTTTGGATCTGCCGGATAAGCATTCCCAGATGGAGAACATTCGGCATCTGGCCGACTGACTGATATTCTTTTCGCGCCTCCCGGATGGCGGCGTGCAACTCCGGCCAGGCTTGGGATTCCTCCTCGGCCTCGTGCAGGTGGCCGATGGCAAGGAGGCGGTGGGGATAGCCGTTGCGATGTTCGGTGATGAGCACCCAGGCAGCGCCGAGGTGTTTCTCGACGCACTCGAGACAGGACGGGCGGGTCGGTGAAACGTGGCGGCGCGGTGCGGAAGCCTTGCCGCAGCCGCAGGGCTTCTTCTCGCCAGGTCGTGTTTCGCCAGGCACATCGCTCTCCTTCACGTTCCAGGGAAGACCATCGGGGCAATCAAAGTCGGTCGCGCTGCCGAGCACGGCGAACTGCTCGGCCACTGCCCTACGCCACAAGCGACCGCCATCCAGGTCGCGGCACGTGCGACAATGAGCGTGGCTGCGGCAGTGGAACGTGTCGACGAACCGTTCGCGCATCAGATGGGCCTCACGCTTGCGCTGCCGCCGTAGAAGGCGATGGTGCCCTGTGGTGGGCTGGTGGTGCAGGCTCCTGAATCGGGATAGCCGTTGCTGGCGGTCCACTCGGCGTCGCAGTCGACGGTCTTCGTGGCGGTGAAGACGCCGATGCCCATAGGCGGGAAGTTCGGCCACTCGGCCCAGACCCAGAGCTGCCAGGTGGTCGCGTTGACCCGTTCCAGTTCGATGTGTACGACGCCGCTCTCGGCCGTCGAGCCGCCGGAGCAGTCGCTGTCGTCGTCGGCATAGCGGTTGTAGCCCCAGGTGGTCTCGGCGGTGTAGAGGCATGGGTTGGCCACGTCGCGGGCTAGAGTGAAGGTCCCGTTCGGCGCGGTCGTCGGCTTCCAGTAGAAGTTGCCGCCCCAGCCGCCCCACTGGCAGAACGTGCAGGCGGTGATGCCACTGAGCACGACCTCGACCTGCAGCGGCGTCGTGTCGGCAGCGCAATTACCGCAGGCGCTGTCAAACTCCGGCCCACCGCCTCCACCGCAACACCCGCAGTTGGCCGGGTCGCCGAAGATGGGCAGGCCGTCTGACGTGTGGAAGATCGGCAGGCCGGTCGTCTTGCTGTAGAGCGGCGCGTCGACGGGCACGGGATGACTCCAAAGGGCCGCCAGCACGACGGCGGCCAGGATCAGGTATCGTCGCATTCGGTCAGGGCGACCACGTCGGTCCATTCAGTGTCCTCGTCGGCCTTCTCCAGGACGCGGACGGCCGTCTTCTTGAGTTGGAAGGCGTGTGTCGTCGTGTCGTAACGGAAGCTGGTGACCACCTCGGTGGTTTTCGTGACCGGCACCTCGCCGGTGACGTGATACAGGTGCAGGGTTCCCGACGCGTCGCGGTAGGCCACACCTGGGCTTTCGGCCGAGGGCTCGGAGTACTCGGTCATCGGCAGCCGACCGCACTCGGGCGCAAGCGCGGTCTTCAGTTCGAAGCCGGCCAGATCCTTGACGGTGTAGGTGAACGAGCAGTTCGTGATGATGTCCCCGGCGTTGCCGCCATCCTTGGTGACAAGCACCGGGAACATCATCGGCGGCACGGCACCGGCGACATGGACGACGGCCCACTTCAGGCCCGTGCCCGACTCCTTCCACAGGATCGTGGCCGCACCGCTCTCGCGACTCTCCAGGCTTGCGGCCTCGCCGTCCTTGACGTCGGCGAACCGGTGGTTCTCGTGCTGCACGTCCACATGGACGGCGCAGACGCCTGCGGCACAGGTCATGCCGACCTTGCCGTCGGCGAGCGGCTCAAGCAGGACAACGAAGCGGCCGAGATGATCGGATTCGCTCGGGGTGGTGCCGCTGAGGACGACCTTGTTCTTGAAGGCGTCCTCGTTGTCGGTGGGGGTGATGACCGGCGCGTCGATGCCGAGCACGTCGAAGCGCTGCCGATCCGCGCCGCTTGCGTTCTTGACGAGCACGATGCCCGACTGCCGGAACGCCTGGCGTTCGGCCTGACCACTGGCCTGCTGCCGGCCCTTGTGGTCGACCGCGGCGTCGACGAACGCGTTGTAGGTCGGCGCGGGGATGACGAGCGGGTCGCCCGACTTGACCTTCTTCATCGCGTCGCCCATATTCGCTCAGATCCCCAGCCCGGAGAAGTCCCCGTCCTCATAGACCTTCTCGATGTAGACCGCCACGGGCTTCTTCACCAGTGCCTTGGCCGTGTCGTCCTCGGCGTCCTCGTAGCGGACCCACATGTACTCCCAGCCCTTTTTGGCGATGCCGGTAATGTCACCGACCGTCAGCCCCGTCTTGTTCTCGCTGCCGGCGAAGCGGAAGGTGATCTCCCAGTCCTCTTCGCCACGCTTCGAGCCCGACGCCCCGAGGAACAGGCACTCGCCGGCATCGAGCCCCTTGAACGAGGCACTGTTGACCTTGCCCGTCAAGCGAAAGAGCGTGCCGCGGTAGGCCAGCGTGACCACGGCGTCGGCCAGGTAGTGGGTCTCGGCAAAGTGATAGACCGGCACGGTGATGTCGACGCCCTGGACACTGTCGTGCGTCACGCCGATGGCCCCGCCGTAATCCGGGGCAGTGCCACTCGCGGCATACTTGGCCACCGTCTGCAGGCTCTGTGTGATGTGCTGCGTGCCGCCGCCGGTGTCGAAGCTGAAAGACGAGTCGCCGGTCTCCGGCCGTTCTGCCGGTTTGGCCACGCCGTAGTGGACGGTGCCGTTCCACAGGTCACGGCCGTCGACGGGCTCGATCTCAGCGGACTGCCGCACCAGGCCGTCATAAGTCACTGGCGAATCGATCAGCAACTGCGCCTTGGCGACCGTGTCATCGTCCGTGCCGCGGATGGTGTACGTGAGTTCCACCGAGGCGCTGGCCCCGGTGGTCGATGCACGGCTGTCGAACTTTTCGAGGACGGTGACGGGCACGGCGTGCTCCTATGCGAACGTCAGCCCACCCGACTGGGCGGACTGAGCCAGCTTCTTGGTGTTCTTGGCGGTCTCCTCGGTGGCCTTGGCCGTCCGTTCGGCGGCATCGCCGGCTCCGAGCCCCGACGCGGCGGCCGCATTGAACGTCCCGGTGACGGTGATCTTCTCGGCGGTCTTCTGCAGCGTGGCACCGAGGCCGGAGAGCGAGTTTTCCAGATTGCCGATCAACTCATCCGGGCTCTTCAGGCCACCGGGCGGCTCATCGTCGCCTGCATCCTTCTGCTCGCGCTTGGTGCGGGCCTCCTCGATGGCCTTTCGCCAGTCGTCGCGGGCCTTGGCCAGGGCCTCCTCGCTGTTGCCCATCTTCTTGCGGTACTCGTCGTCGAGCTCGCGGTCTTTGTCGAGGTAGCCGCGACCGATTTCGGCCATGGTGGCATCGTGGGTGCGGCTGGCCGCTTCGCGCTTCCGCTGTCGCTCCAACTCCCGGGCGGCGGTCTTCCGTTTTTGTTCGTCGTCGATTTCAGTGATCGCGGCGTCCCGCTCGGCGTCGATGCTGGCGTATTCCTCGTCGAGGTCAGTCGACTGGCCGAAGAGCCACTTGATCCAGGACCAGGCCTTCTTGGCGAAGGCGACCATGTGCTCCCACGAGCGCCGGAAGAACCCCACAAAGCCGTCCCAGGCCTTGCCCAGGAAGGCCACGGTCTCGATCCAGGCCACCTCCAGCCCGTGCCAGATGGTCTCGGCGGTGGCCAGCGCCCCGTACCACGCCATGTAGGCCACGCGAATGAAGAAATGCTTGAACGAGAGCCACGCCTTCTGCAGCACCTGGATGCCCTTCTGGAACTCCATCTTCAAGGTCAGCCAGAGGATTCGGGCGGCCAGGGCGATGTCGCCGGCCGCCAGTGCGTCGGCGATGCCCTGGTAACTGCTTGTGGCCTCGTCTTTCAGCACGGCGAACTTGCCGCCGAGCCAGCCGAGGGCCTTGGCCGCCGCGCCGCTGGCGTGCAGCAGGTACGCAGCCAGTGCCGCCACGGCAGCGATGACGATGCCGATCGGCGAGACCAGTGCGCCGAGAATCGTGCCCACCAACGCCAGCGCCGACCCGACGCCCGTGGCGATGGTCGCCAGCACACCAAGCGCAGAACCCAGGCCGCCGATCAACGTGCCCAGGATAGTCATGGCCACACCGGCGGCCAGGATGCCTGCGGCGATCTTGGCCACGGTGACGATGAGCTCTCGGTTCTCGACCAGGAAGGCGGTGACATACCCGGCGGCGGCCGACAACTTGTCGGCCAGTTCGCTCACGACCGGCGCGAGCGCGTCGCCGACGGCCAGGGCGATACCCTCGACGGCCGACCAGAGCCGGCGCAGCGCGCCGCCAATTCCGGCGTCCATCTCCTCGGCCGTGCGGGCCGCGGTGCCGGAGGCGTTGTCGATGCTCTCGTTCAGCCGGTCGAACGCCGCCTCGGTCAGCTTGGCCGCCCCGGCGATGGCCCGGTCGCCAAAGAGTTCCGACAGCAGCGATACCCTCTGGCCCTGGCCCATCTTGTCCATGGCCTTGCCGATGTCGATCAGGACGTCGGAGACGTTGCGCAGGTTGCCCGCCTGGTCCGTCACGCCGACGCCCAGCCCGCCGAGGGTCTTCTGCACGTCGGTATTGGCCAGTTGCAACATGACCCGCTTGAGGGTGTTGCCGGCCATCGAGCCCTTGATGCCGAAGTTGGCCAGCGCCCCGAGGGCCTTGCTCGTTTCCTCCAGACTCATGCCGTAGGTGGCGGCGACGGGGGCGGCGTACTTCATCGACTCGCCCAGTTCCGAGATGCTCTGGGCCGAACCGTTGGCCGTGGCCGTGAGCACGTCGGCCACACGGCCGATCTGCCCCGCCTCCAGGCCGAAGGCCCGCAGCGACGCCCCGGCAATGCTGGCGGCCTCCGAGAGGTCAACGCCGGTGGCCCGGCCCAGGTTGAGCACGTGGGCAATGGCCGCATCAATCTCGTCGGGCGCGAAGCCGGCCCGCCCCAGTTCGGTCATGCCGGCCGCCACTTCCGCGGCGGTGTAGCTGGTGGTGCGGCCGAGGAGCTTGGCCTTCTCGGTCAGACGGTCGAACTCCTCGGCCGTGGCTCCGGTGACGGCCTTGACGGTGCGCATCTGGTCGTCGAAGCCGGAGAAGATGCGCCCGGCGATGACAAACGGTGCGGTCATGGCCGCCCCGATGCCGGCCATCTTCAGGCCCAGGTTGCGCACCGAATTGCCGAAGGCCTTCAGCTTCTTCTCGGCCCGCCGCAGGCCGCGCACGAGCTTGCTGTCGTCGGCGAAGAGCTCGACGAAGGCGCGACCGGCGCGGATGGAAGAACCAGTGGCCAAGGCTTCACCCTACTTTGAGATTGCGGTCTCTAGTCGTCCGACCTACACTTGTGAGGATTGACCAGCCCTTGCGCTGGGATGGGATGCCCGACGGCCGCGATGGCCGCCGGGCATTGTCTTTCTGGTGGTCACGCTGCCGCCGGCAGCGCTTCATCCGGCGGCTTGGCCTCCACGGGCGGCACGTTCAGCTCGCGCTTGACTTGCTCGACGAACTGGATCACCTCGGGCGTGGCCGTCTGAATGGTCGAGAGCAACTGGTTGATCTCGTCCAGCGTCAACTGCTTCTCGGCCGCCGCCTTGCGAATGGCCTGGATGTTCATGACCAGTCCGCCGCCGATGGCCTCGGCCCGGGCCAGGCTGACGTTCTTGGCCTTCAGTCGCTTCCACAAGAGGCCGATGCTCCCGACGCTCGGAATGCCCAGCCCGCCGAGGATCATCAGCCAGTCGGGGATCACCGCGTCGGCGGCCGCGGCCGTGTCGGCCATGCTCTGGCGGTCGAAGCTGAAGGGCGTCAGCTCCACGTAGCCGGTGTCCTTGTTGAGGCGCATGCACCCGCCGACCACGAGCACCAACCACAACATCACCAGCGACAGCATCAGAATCTTCTTCATGGCTTTCCTCCGGTAAAGGCCTCGCGCATCTGCCCAATGGTCTCACGATTGACTTCGACGATCTCACCGCGACCGGCGCTCCCGTGCGGATCGAAGTCCTCAGGCCGGTAGGCCCGCGACTTCTTCGGGTCGCGATGGGTGTTGGCCAGCATGGCCAGCAGCGCCGCCGTGTGTCCCCACAGCGACCGGCTGCGTCCGTCGGCCATCCACACCAGCTGCCGCAACGTCAGTGGCCGGGGGTCGACGCCGAGGGCTCCGGCGATGGTCCAGACAGCGCACCACGGATCGCCTGGTCGACGTCCAGGGCCTCGATCCGGGCTTCGATGGCCTTGACGGCCTCGGTGATCACTCTGGATTGCGTCTCGACGGCCCGGGCGCGGTCGGTCCGACCGCGGCTCCGGAAAAAACCCACGAGTTCCTCATAGAACGCCGTCTGGGCCGCCAGGAGCGTCTGGCCGTCGAACCCGGCCCGCACGTCATCCTCGGTCACCTTGTGGGCCTCGAGCTGGTCGGCCAAGAGGCAACAGATGACCTGGCCCAACAGCAGCTCGTCGGTGCCCAGCCGCGTCAGAAGCGGCGGGTCGCCCTGTTCGGGCTGCAGCAGGTCGACGTCGAGTGCGTCGCGGACCTTGAGCGCCGTGCCCAGGTTCAGCGATAGCGTCCAGGTGCGCCCTGCAGCATCAGTGAACGTCTTCAAAGCTTGTCCTCCTTAGGCAGCCACCTCGTGCCATTCCTCGAAGCGAGCCAGTTTGGCCGTCACGTCGGCGACGATGGCCTCCTCGAGCGACTCGTTGCGGCTGAAGTTGGTGATCGAGAAGTCGCCCAGCGGCCCCTGCGCGCCGACGACGGTGCGCTTCTGGTCCAGGACGGCCAGGGCCACGGTGCCGGCGGTGAGGAACGCCGTCTTGATGGCCTCGAAGACCGCGTCGCCCGGCCGCCAGACCATCTGGAACTCGACCGAGCATTCGCGCAGCGTCGGCGCGGTGGCTCGCCAGCCCGAGTTGCCGCGCGTGGTGATGTCGGCCTCGCCGGCCTCCAGCGTCAGCGTCACGTCGCGGACGTTATCGACCTCCGTCATCAGCGTCGGGTCGGTCTCTTCCGCGGTTCCCTGGTACAGCCCAGCGTTCATTCCCAGCACATAGGTCTGAGGCATTGTTCTTGCTCCTTCCTGGCTACTTCACGCTGCCGGCCCACATGGCGGGCAGCTTCGGTCGCTCCTTCTCCATGGCCGGGCCCATGAACGGGCGGGCCCGGATCGTGATCCTGCGTTTCCTGCGGCGGCGTCGGCCGCCTTCGACGACGGTGGACGTGCCGCCGTGTTCCAGTGCCTCGGGGGCATCACCGATCTTCTGATTGAGCCGCACCGGGCCGATGACCACCGAGCGATTGCGGGGCTCGTAGCCGAAGAAGATGAACTTCTTCAGCAGCCCAGTGTGACTGGACGGCGGCTTGCCGGGGGTACTTGCTCCCTTGCGCTTGCGGATGCTGGACCGTGCGCCCCGTCGGACGAAGGCCCCGAACTTCGAGAGCACACGCCTGGTGCCCCGATCAACCTTGGCCAGGACACCCTTGTGGTCGAAGAACAGGCCCTTGAAGTTGATGCCGATCATCGCATCGTCCGGTAGGTCAGCCTGAGCACGCTCGTGAACTGCCGCAGTTCGTCCCAGTGTTCGGGGGCATAGATCGGGTCGTTGGCCACCCTCACGAGCAACACGTTCGTCAGCCCAACAAGCGGCGTTTGCCGAAGGTGCGCCGCGATCTCCTCGACCAGCTGCATCAGGGCGTCGCCCTCGGCGGTGATGTCGCCGGTGAGTTTCTTCTGCACGGCCACATCGATCTCGATGTCGTCCTTCACCAAAGTGCGGCTGGCGTTCTCGCTTACCAGGCTCCTTGGCACGACCGTCACGTGCAGGTCGCGCATCTCCTTCAGATCGAACCGCGGCACGTACTGCCGCTCGGCCGCGAAGCCTGAAGAGAAGCTGCCGGCGTTCAGCGCCGTCACCACCGCGTCAGCGATGTTCACCACCAGGGCCATCAGCTCTCCTCGACCGGGAGTTGGGCGACGGCTTCCTGCAGCTGCCGCTTCTGCTCGGCGACCGCGCTCAGTGC